ATGGAGACGTTCCCCGCCTCCGGCCCGGTTAAGACCCAAATTTTGGGCGCAATAACCCCTGAAAAAGAAGACGCCGCAGAACGTGTTCGTGATGATATGAACTACGAGCTGACAGAAGGCATGCCCGAATATCGCCCAGAACATGAACGCATGTTGTGGAGTCTACCTATTTCTGGTTCCGCTTTCAAGAAGATTTACTACGATCCAAACAAGGGTCGTCAGGTTGCTATGTTTGTTCCCGCCGAGGACATCGTAGCGCCTTATGGGGCGTCTAGTTTAGATAACGCCGAGCGCGTCACGCACGTGATGCGTAAGACCAAGAACGAAGTTCTTAAGTTGCAGGCCGCAGGCTTTTATAGCGACGTTGACTTAGGCGAGCCTAGCAGTGACCTTGATGATGTAGAGAAGCAGAAAGCTAAAGAGCAAGGGTTTTCTGCAACAAGCGACAGCCGCTTCCGTATGCTTGAGATGCACGTTGAGTTGGACTTGGTGGGCCACGAGGATAAGGATGATAAGGGTAAACCTACGGGCATTGCGCTGCCCTATGTGGTGACTATTGAGAAGGGCACTGGGGTCATCCTATCTATCCGTCGCAATTGGCGTGAGGACGATGACTTCAAGGTCAAGCGTCAACACTTTGTGCACTACCAATACATCCCCGGGTTTGGGTTCTATGGCTATGGCCTCATCCACTTGATCGGTGGGTACGCCAAGTCTTCAACGATGATTATGCGTCAGTTGGTGGACGCTGGCACGTTGTCTAACTTGCCCGGTGGGTTGAAGTCTCGAGGCTTGCGTATCAAGGGTGATGACACACCCATTGCTCCCGGTGAGTGGCGTGATGTGGATGTGCCTAGCGGCAGTATCCGTGACAACATCCTTAACCTGCCATACAAAGAGCCGAGCCAAGTTTTGTTTGCTCTGTTCCAAAACATTGTTCAAGAAGGTCGTGCGTTTGCCTCTGCTGGAGATTTGAACGTCTCTGATATGAGCGCTAACGCTCCTGTGGGTACAACGCTTGCCATCCTTGAGCGTATGTTGAAAGTGATGGGCGCTGTGCAGGCTCGCTTGCACTACGCTATGCGTCAAGAGTTTAAGTTGTTAAAGGGTGTCATTCGTGATTACACCGACGATGACTACGACTACAAGCCTGAGACTGGCGGGCGTAAAGCCAAAGGCGTTGACTACGATGTGACTGATGTCATCCCTGTGAGCGACCCCAATGCGTCAACGATGGCGCAGAAAGTTGTTCAGTATCAGGCCGTGATGCAGTTGGCTCAAGCAGCACCACAGTTGTATAACTTGCCCTTATTACACCGTCAGATGATAGAGGTGCTTGGCGTTAAGAACGCTGATAAGTTGGTGCCGATTGAGGACGATCAGACCCCGGTCGATCCCGTGCAGGAGAACCAGAACATCCTTACTGGCAAACCTGTCAAGGCGTTTATTGAGCAAGACCATCAGGCCCACATTGCCGTACACATGGCAGCGATGCAAGACCCGAAGATTATGCAGATCGTTGGTCAGAACCCGATGGCTCAGCAGATTCAAGCCTCTATGATGGCGCACGTCAACGAGCACGTGGCGTTCGAGTATCGCAAACAGATCGAAGAACAGCTTGGGCTTCCCATGCCGTCTGAAGATCAGAACAAGGCGATGGACTCAGAGGTGGCAGCGCAAGTCGCTCAGCTCGCAGCCAAGGCATCAGCAAGACTTCTCCAACGCGATCAAGCAGAAGCTCAACAACAACAGGCTCAACAACAGATGCAAGACCCAATACTCCAGATGCAGATGCAAGAGTTGCAGCTCAAGATGAAGAAGATGGAGCTCGAAGAGAAGAAACTTGCGACCGACGCAGCAGCTAAAGCTGACCAGCTTCTTATCGAGAAGCAACGTCTGCAGACACAAGAGCGTATTGCTGCGATGCAGGTTGGTGCTAAAGCGGCTTCGGACCGAGCTAACTTGAAGTCTAGAGATCAAATCGAGGGGTTGAAGATGGGCGCTCAGATTGCGAAAGAGCGTGCTCAGATGTCTCAGCCTCGTCAGCAACCGAGAAAATAATCGGGGGGTAGATGGACGACAAATTAATTCATTACCTGCTATCGGAGTTTGACAAGCTCCGTCAAGAGCAGAGCGATTTCTTAAGCACCGGTAGAGCAGCGGACCACGCTGAGTACCGGTATCTCTGTGGCGTAATCCGGGGTCTTACGCATGCAGAGTCTATTGTCAAAGACCTTGTGCATAGAATGGAGCGTTCTAATGACGACGACTGAGTTTGACGCTGCGGCTATTGATTTGTCGAAGGTACTAAATACCTCCGCCGAGGATAAAGCTAAGCAGTTGCCTGACCCTAAAACCTATCACATCTTATGTGTTGTTCCAGAAGCAATGGAGCAGTTCGCAGGAAGTGAAAGTGGCATTATTAAAGCTGGCTCTACGCTGCATTACGAAGAGGTTTTGACCCCCGTATTGTTTGTCGTAAAAGTTGGCCCTGATGCTTATAAAGACGCAACTCGGTTCCCAAGTGGGCCGTCCTGCAAGCAAGGCGATTTCATCGTCGTGCGACCCAATTCAGGCACCCGCCTGAAGATTCATGGCCGTGAATTCCGAATCATTAACGACGATTCAGTTGAGGCGGTTGTGGAAGACCCCCGTGGCATCTCACGTGCGTAAGGAGTAATTTATGGCACAAAATGATTACGAAGGCGACGATTACAAGTTCCCCGACGAAGTAGACGAACCCAAAGCCGAAGAGAAAGAATCGGAAGAGGGTGAGTTTTCTTTTGAGGTTGAAGACGATACGCCTGAACAAGATCGGAACCGTAAGGCTGCCGAACCTCCCGAAGAAGTTACTGAAGAAGAATTAGCTTCTTACGACGAAAAGGTACAGAAACGAATTAAAAAGTTTACTCGTGGGTACCATGACGAGCGTCGAGCCAAAGAATCTGCCTTACGCGAGCGTCAGGCTGCGGAAGAATACGCTAAACAGCTATTTGAGGAGAACAGAAAGCTCCAAGAAAAGCTGGCTTCTGGTAGTCAAGAGTATATAAGTCAAGCCAAACAGGTTGCTGAAAGTGAGTTAGCAGCAGCTAAACGGGCTTACCGAGAGGCTTATGACGACGGAGATACTGATGCAATTGTTGCAGCACAAGAACAAATAGCTCGTGCTACACTAAAATTTGATAAGGTAGCAGAGCTAAAGCCTTTACAAGTTGAGGAAAAAGAGTTACAAATACGCCAACAGCCGCAAACTGTTGACCGACGCGCTGATAATTGGCGCAGTCAAAATGGTTGGTTTGGACAAAATCGCCGCATGACTGCCTTCGCCCTAGGGTTGCACTCAGAGTTGGTTGAAGATCGCGGAATTGATCCGTCTACGGATCGGTACTACCAAGAAATTGATAGGACTATGCGTAGAACCTTCCCCGATTATTTCGGGAGCGATGAGGATAGTGGTGCTCCTCAAAATCAAGCATCCGAACCGGCTCAAGAGGATGAACCTCCGCGCCGTGCATCAAAACCCGCTACGGTTGTAGCCCCGGCTACCCGCAGCACCTCACCTAATAAGGTACGGTTAACGGCTTCTCAGATCGCTATCGCTAAGCGCATTGGGGTGCCGCTAGAACTTTACGCTAAACAGGTTGCTAACTTAAGGAATGGAGCTTAAAAATGGCTGGACAACAAAACCGACTGGATCGTGAACTTGATTCACGTAAACAATACGCCCGCCCTGAGGCATGGCGTCCACCGGAGACTTTGCCCACGCCAGACGATCGTCCCGGCTGGAAGCACCGTTGGGTGCGTGTCAGCATGATGGGTCAACCCGACCCACAGAACGTCTCTGCCAAGTTCCGAGAGGGATACGAAGCGTGTAAAACCGACGAATATCCCGAAATGATGCACCTAGCTTCTCAAGACTCCCGCTTTAAAGGGAATATTGAGATCGGTGGTCTGTTGTTGTGTCGTATCCCGGAGGAGTTCCTCCAGCAACGTGCTGCTTATTACGATAAGCAAAACCAAGCTCAAGTGGATTCGGTCGATAACAATTTTCTTCGTGAGAATGACCCTCGCATGCCGCTTTTTGCGGATAAAAAATCGAAGGTCACTTTTGGTTCTGGTTCTTAATTTTAGGAGTCCTTAAATGGCTAATACCGCATCACCTTACGGTCTAAAACCCGTCAAGCGTGTTGATGGCATGCCTTATGCTGGCGCAACGGAAGAATTTCTGATTGATCCCGCAGGCGAAGCCACCAACATTTTCAATGGTCAAGTCGTGATTATCGGTGCTGATGGCTATATTGCTATCTCTACCGCTACTGGCGCTGACATCACTACTAATAACCTCGGCGGCTCTGGCGTCGGTGCTATTGGTGTGTTTGTTGGTTGCGAGTACATCAACGCACAAGGTCAAGTAATTCACAGCCAATACTACCCAAGCGGTACGACTGGCGTGGTTAAGGCTTATGTCGTGACTGACCCCAATGTTACATTCCAAGCTCAGTTGGATGGTTCAGGCGCTCAAACAGTTTTGGGCACCAACACATTCTTTGCTGCTGTGCAGTCTACCTCTACTGGTTCTACCGCTACAGGTAACTCTACTTCAGCTTTGGATGCGACCGTTCAAACGACTGCTGCGGCCTTCCGTATTGTCGGTTTCGCCTCTACACCCGGCGACTCTTACACAGACGTGTTGGTTAAGTTCAACCCCAGCGCTCATTCATATTTGAATAACGTTGGTCTGTAAGGAGTAAATAAAAATGGCTATTTCACGCAGTCAACTACTTAAAGAGCTGCTCCCCGGCTTGAACGCACTGTTCGGTCTGGAGTATCAAAAGTACGGCGAAGAGCACAAAGAAATCTACGAAAGCGAGACTTCTGAGCGCTCATTTGAAGAGGAAACCAAGCTGTCTGGCTTCGGTGCTGCCCCAGTGAAAGCTGAAGGCTCCGCCATTGCTTATGACAATGCACAAGAGGCTTGGACTACTCGTTACAACCACGAAACCATTGCTATGGGTTTCTCAATCACTGAAGAAGCGGTTGAAGATAACTTGTACGACAGCTTGTCTGCTCGTTACACCAAGGCTCTGGCTCGTGCTATGGCTTACACCAAGCAGGTTAAAGCTGCTGCTGTTTTGAACAACGGTTTCTCTGCCTCTTATAAGGGTGGCGACAACGTTGCTTTGTTCAGCACTTCTCACCCATTGGTTGGTGGTGGCGTTAACTCTAACACTCCCGCTGCTCAAGTGGATTTGAACGAGACTTCTTTGGAAGCCGCAATCATTCAAATCGCTGCTTGGACGGACGAGCGTGGTCTGTTGATCGCTGCTAAGCCTCGTAAGTTGATCGTTCCCCCAGCGTTGATGTTCGTTGCCAAGCGTATTCTTGACACCGACTTGCGCGTGGCTACCGCCGACAACGACTTGAACGCTATCAAGTCAATGGGTGCTGTACCCGAGGGTTACACCGTCAACCACTTCTTGACCGACACGAACGCATGGTTCATTAAGACCGACGTTCCTAACGGCATGAAGCACTTTACCCGTAGCCCTATGTCTACAGGTATGGACGGCGACTTCGATACCGGCAACGTGCGCTACAAGGCGCGTGAGCGTTACAGCTTCGGCTGGAGCGATCCGCTTGGTATGTGGGGTACTTCAGGTTCAACCTGATAAAACCGTAGAAAAGGGGCCTTGCGCCCCTTTTCTTTTTACGGTATATTGACATCATTCCGGGGTTTCCGGTGTATCTGACAGTCCCGGCTGACGACATGCAGACAGATATGCCCAAACGTTAACTCGCATGTGAGGAAATATCATGGCAACTACCACATTCTCTGGCCCCGTCGTATCCACAAACGGCTTTCAGGGCGCTGTTACCGCAACTACTGTTACTGCTTCTGGCAACGCTACTTTGTCTGGAACTGCTAACGTAATCATCATCCCTACTTCTGACCCCGGCGTTGCTGGCGCTATTTGGAACAACAGCGGCACTCTGGCTGTTTCTGCCGGTTAATTTAGCTCCCCCGGCAACGGGGTTTAATTTCTTTTAAGGAGCTAAATTATGAGTTTTGCAAGTGACATTCAGACAAAGACTCTGACTGCCACGGGAACAGCGGTAAATGGACGGTCACGCATTGCTGGTATTTATTACATCCAAGCTACGACCACTCCTGCTACTTTAACTTTCCGTGATGGCGGAGCAAGCGGCACGGTTGTTTTGACGCTGCCTACACCCGGTGTAGTTGGTGCTAACGACTTGATGATTGCTGATAACGGTATCCTGTGTTCTACCGACATCCACGTTACTATTAGTAGCAACACAGATGTTACCAGCTGCATGGTGATGTTCGTTGGCGGTAGAGCGGCCTAATCATGGCTAAGTCAGCAGCATGGACGAGGAAAGAGGGCAAGAACCCCAAAGGCGGTCTAAACGCCAAAGGGCGAGCCTCCTACAACAAGGCGAACCCCGGGAAACCGGGTTTGAAGGCCCCCGCTCCCAGCCCAAAAACAGAGAAAGACGCAGCACGGCGAAAGTCCTTCTGCGCCAGAATGTCTGGGATGAAGTCCAAGTTGACGAGTTCAAAGACAGCCAAAGACCCGAACAGCCGTATAAACAAGAGCCTTAGAGCGTGGAACTGCTAAAAATGGACATGATGTTGTGGAACGGAGGGTTATCCCTCGCCGTTGCTTTAATTCTTCTGTGGGTTAAAACATCCCAAGATGAAGTTAAACGCGTTGCTATCTTACTTAGCAAGACTCGTGAAGAGGGCGCTGAGAAGTATGTAACCCGCTCCGAACTCCACACAGACATCAACCGCGTTATCGACAGGCTTGATAGGTTAGACACAAAGCTGGATACGTTTATCCGCGAGCAAAAAAACGCTACAAACTAAGGAAAAACCATGAGTGACATGACCCCCAACCAAATGCGTAAGAAAGCGGATGAAATTGAAGCCGCAGGTGGCCCTATGGCGCTAGAACGCGCCAACAAACTTCGTGACGACGCAAACGATATGGAATCTGGCGCTTACGAAGCCGACCGCAAAGCTGGTAAGTTAAATAACAAAGGCGGCATGGTTGGCTACAAAAAAGGCGGTATGCCCAAAAAGATGAAGGGCGGTGGCTCTGTCCGTGGTTATGGCTTGGCTCGCGGTGGCCGCGCCTGCAAAATGGTCTAAGGAGTTATGTTATGGATAATAAAGCATACGCTGCACGGAACAAGATGGAAACAGAACTCAATAAAGAAATGCGTAGGCGTTCAGATGAAATGATGCCAAAAAAAGACAAAGAAATCCAAGCAAAAGCAAAAGAAGAAGCTAGGCGTGACGCAAATAGTCTTGCTAAGAAGGGCGGCGGTTCAGTCAAAGGTTATGGTATGGCCCGTGGTGGCCGCGCCTGCAAAATGGTCTAAGGAGTTATGTTATGGATATGCCTGATACAGAGATTGAGGCTCCTGCGGTTACAGCCAATCCGATGGCTGCCGCCCGCATGAAAAAGATAAACCCTAAAGGTCGTAAGCTCGACAAGCGCGGCAACCCAATCGTCACCAAAGAGGAATTAGAAGCCTCGGGTATGTCTTTGAATGAGTTCTTGAACAAAGAGCGTGGGTTGACACCTCGTAAGAAATCAGCCCCGTCAAACGTTCGCATGCGAACCCCGAGTGACGCTGACATTAGCCGTGCGCGGTCAGAAACAGCAAAAGCAAAAGCGGCATCAGCCCCACCAAACGTTACCATGCGAACCCCGAGTGACGATGACATAAAGCGCGCCAAAGCCATGACCGCCAAGGCGCTGGAAGAGAAGTACGGTTCTGGCATGAAAGCTGGCGGCATGGTCAAGAAAGGCCGTGATGGTATTGCTCAGCGTGGTAAGACCAAAGGAAGGATGTGCTGATATGATGAATTGTCGCGGTATGGGTCGGGCTATGAAGCCTGTTGCCTTTAGCAATAAAGGCCGGGTAAAGACTACCGAAAAAAATGGCCCCGAAGGCCACCGCGATGATGAATGGCGTTATGTCCCACCCAAAGGGCAGCAAAAGATGCCCTATTACCCCCCTAAAGACAAGAACGACAAAGTCGTAGAAGCTAAAAAGGGTGGTAAGGTCAAGTCAAAAGTAAACGCCGCTGGCAATTACACCAAACCCAGTATGCGTAAGCAACTGTTCGAGTCTATTAAGGCGCAAGCTGTTCAAGGCACCGCTGCTGGTCAATGGTCAGCTCGCAAGGCGCAGTTGCTTGCTAAGAAGTACAAAGAGAAAGGCGGTGGCTATCGTGGCTGAAAAATACGATTACCGCAGTAAAGTCCGAAAAGATATTGATCCTAGCGAAGTTATACCGACTAGGAAGTCTTCTGGAGCTAAGTTAAGCCTACCCGGTGGTATGAAGGCCCCGAAGAGTAGAAGCTCTGACCTTGCGGATGCGCTGTCTATGTTTGAAAAAATGTCTTCTAAAAAAGAAGTCACTGCCAAGAGTGGTAAGTGGATTCAAAGCGCAATTAAGAAGCCCGGTGCTTTGCGTAAGTCTATGGGTGTTAAGGCTGGTGAGACTATTCCAGCTAAAAAACTCGCCAAGGCAGCTAAAGCTCCGGGTAAGATGGGTCAACGTGCCCGTCTAGCCCAGACACTGCGGAAGATGAAGAAGTGAAAAAACCGCAGCAGTCTTTAAAGGCTTGGACGGCCCAGAAATGGAGAACCAAGAGTGGTAAAAAATCTTCTGAAACAGGCGAAAGATACTTGCCAGAGTCTGCTATCAAAGCTCTTAGCCCTGCGGAGTACGCTGCTACAACACGTGCAAAACGCAAAGGCAAAGCTACTGGGCAACAATTCGTCAAACAACCCAGAACAATAGCCAAAAAGGTGGCACCATACAGGAATAGGGGCAAATAATGGCTACATCAGGCACCTCAGCATTTAACATGGACTTGACCGAGTTGGTCGAGGAGGCGTTCGAGCGTGCTGGTTCCGAGATGCGTTCTGGGTACGATTTGCGTACTGCTCGTAGGTCTCTTAATTTGATGTTTACCGACTGGTCTAACCGGGGTATTAACCTTTGGACAGTTGAGCAAGGTTCTCAAGTACTTACTGCCGGTACTGGCACGTACACCTTACCGGCTGATACGGTTGATCTTTTGGAGCATGTTATTCGCACGGATGCCGGGTCTTCGGCAAATCAAGCTGATTTGAGTGTTTCACGTGTTAGTGTTTCTACCTACGCTAGCATCCCAAACAAACTGACTACTGGTCGTCCGGTGCAGATATACATCGACCGTCAGACGAGCGCCCCGTCAATTAACTTGTGGCCTATCCCCGATACCGCTCAGACTTATACGCTGGTTTATTGGCGTTTGCGCCGCATCCAAGACGCTGGTAACGGCGTGAATACGATGGATGTACCATTCCGTTTCTTGAACTGCTTGACAGCAGGTCTGGCGTATTACTTGGCGTTGAAGTTACCAAACGGACTTGAGCGTATTAGCTTACTCAAACAACAGTATGACGAAGCATGGGAGCTTGCTGCTACTGAAGATAGAGAAAAAGCCACGTTCCAACTTGTACCACGGTACATGACCATAGGGTAAACTCTGATGTCTTCTAAATACGCCCAAGGTAAACACACCATCGCCGAGTGCGACCGGTGTGGGTTCCGCTATAAGCGTAAGACACTTAAAGAGTTAGTGATTAACGAGGCTCCAACCAACCTCCAAGTTTGTAATGAGTGTTGGGAAGCCGATCATCCACAGTACAAAGTAGGTAAATACCCTGTGGTCGATCCGCAGGCTATTATGAATCCACGCCCAGATCGCTCGCTTGAATATACAGGAGCGCCGACGGCGTCTAGAGACATAGAATGGGGCTGGGGCCCCTTGTATGGAGTGCAATCTTCAGGTACAGTTGGCACTGTTACGGTGACCACATCGTAAGGAGTTAGTATGAATAAAACCGCTTGCTTAAATAAATATCAACAACCCAAGCCCGTTCCAGTTCCTAAGACTGCCGGGTATCCTGAAACCGGGGTTAAAACTTCTGGTGTCAAGACTCGTGGTAACGGTGCTGCTACCAAGGGCACGATGGCCCGAGGACCAATGGCATGAGGAAGCTCATTGAATCTAGACAGCTAGACAACGGCGTTATTGAGCCGACACACGAGATTGAAGTTGTGTGCGCTCATTGCCAAGACCCTGTTAGTGCTGCTGAAGAATCTACTGGCGTTTGTACCAATTGCGGCGAGCCTTGGCAATCAAAGCAGAGCGTCAAGATTTGGGCTACTTCCGTGCCGTGGGCTAGCGGCGGAGTGATGTAATGAACTACTCTGAGTTGACGACTGCTATACAGGATTACACTGAAAATACTTTCAGTGCGACAGAACTTGCTACGTTTGTTAAGCAAGCCGAGCAGCGTATTTACAACTCAATTCAGTTCCCGTCTCTACGTAAAAACGTAACCGGTACAGCGACCATCGGGAACAAATATTTAAATTGCCCGAATGATTTTCTATCAAGTCATTCTTTGGCGATTGTAGATGGCAGCGGTGCGTATGAGTATTTGTTGAACAAGGATACCAACTTTATTCGTCAAGCGTACCCGACCCCAACAGATACAGGTTTACCCAAGTACTACGCCATTTTTGGTCCGCAGTCTGGTGACCCAGACGAATTGACTTTTATTCTCGGCCCAACGCCCGATGCTAACTACACGGTCGAGATGCACTACTATTACTATCCAAACTCGATTGTTACCGCTGGTACATCGTGGCTTGGTGATAACTTTGATTCCGTACTGTTGTATGGCTCTTTGGTCGAGGCTTACACCTTCATGAAAGGTGAAACCGACTTACTGCAGCTATACAATGCTAAGTACAACGAGGCACTTCAACTAGCTAAACGGCTTGGAGATGGGCTTGAAAGGCAAGACTCGTACCGTTCTGGTCAGGTGCGAGTCCCAGTAACTTGATTTTTTGACAGGAGCTTAAAATGGCTATTACTCAAGCAATGTGCACCAGCTTTAAAGTTGATTTGCTCGACGGCGAACACGACTTTGGCGCAGACACATTTAAGATCGCGCTGTACACATCTTCAGCGACGTTGGACGCAACGACTACCGCATACTCTGCGACTAACGAAACTTCTGGTACGGGCTACACTGCTGGTGGTAACACACTAACGGTGTCAACTACGCCGACTTCGTCTGGTACGACAGCTTACATCTCTTTCTCTAATACTACGTGGTCTACCGCGTCGATTACTGCTCGCGGTGCGCTGATTTATAACAGCACCAACGCCGACAAAGCAGTGGCAGTACTCGACTTTGGAAGCGATAAAACGTCTACGGCTGGTGATTTTACAATCCAGTTCCCGACTGCCGACGCTTCCAACGCTATTATCCGTATCGCTTAATAGGAGGGGCAAATGGCCCTGTCACTCAAAGACCGCGTCCGTGAATCCTCGTCCACGACGGGGACGGGCACTATTACGCTCGCTGGAGCCTATGTAGGCTTTCAAACTTTCTCTTCTGCCATCAGTGATGGGGATACGGTGTACTACACCATCCATAACACAGCACCGGGGTATGAGACGGAGTGGGAAGTTGGATTAGGCACGTTTACTCTTAGCGGTACAACTCTGAGCCGGGATACTATCCTGTCCTCTAGTAATGCTGGCTCTGCAGTTGACTTTAACGCTGGTACGAAAGAGGTGTTTATCGCCCAACCAGCGGAGAAAGCGGTCTTTGAAGATGGCTCTAACAACGTAACGGTTGGCGGTAAGATTACGGTTGGCGCTGCCCCCACGGCTGATCTGGATGTCGCTACTAAACAGTATGTTGATAACTCTGTAGCCGCTGCGCTGCACTATCACGACCCGGTTAGGGTTGAGTCGCCTGTAGCCCTAACAGCTGCCTACAATAACGGATCGTCTGGTGTTGGGGCCACCCTGACCAACTCAGGCACCCAAGCTGCGCTGGCGATTGATGGGATTACGTTAAATGTAGCCGACCGTGTTTTGATATATACGCAGGCCGATGCTACACAGAACGGCGTTTACACGGTTACGGATGTCGGTTCAGGTTCCACAAATTGGGTGCTGACACGGGCCACCGACGCTGATTCTTACGCCCCCAGCGATCCTGACGCTTTTGGTCAAGGAGATGCGTTTTATGTGCAAGAGGGCGCGACCGGGGCAGGCGAGTCGTATGTTCTGACTACCCAAGGCACAATTACCTTCGGTACGACCAATATCACGTTCTCTCAGTTCTCCGCCACTCCAGCTTATACCGGCGGCACGAACATTGATGTTACCGGTCAAACCATTTCTTTAACCGGCACCGTTGCGGCTACCAATGGGGGTACAGGCAACAACACCTACACCACTGGCGACATCCTGTATTCCAACTCAGCAAATTCGCTGGCAAAGTTGGCAGGTAACACGACAACAACGGCTAAATACCTAACTCAAACGGGTACGGGTTCAGTTTCGGCTGCGCCGACTTGGACTGCGTTGGCGGCTTCCGCAACTACCGATACTACAAATGCGTCCAATATTTCTTCAGGCACCCTTGCCTCTGCTCGCATTTCCGGTGCTTATACTGGAATTACTGGCGTTGGTACTCTTACTGCCGGTACTTGGAACGCTAGCACTGTTGGCGCTGCTTATGGTGGCACTGGACTCACTAGCTACGCTGTTGGTGACATTGTTTATGCGTCTGGTTCGACGACTCTAAGCAAGTTAGCTGGGGTTGCGACTGGAAACGTTTTGCTTTCTGGTGGGGTTACAACAGCTCCGTCGTACGGCAAAGTTGGCTTGACGACCCATGTATCCGGCGTCCTCCCTATTGCAAACGGCGGCACAAACTCGACCACTGCTACGGGCGCTTTCGACAATTTGGCCCCAGCGCAGACCGGTAACTCAGGCAAATACCTGACCACAAACGGGGCCACAACCTCTTGGGCGGCTGTACCAGCACCAAATAACGGCACGCTGACAATGGCGGTGTCAGGCACGGGACTGTCTGGATCAGCTTCATTTACAGCAGATCAGGCAGGTAACTCGACCTTTACGGTAACCAGTAACGCTACCAACGCAAACACAGCTTCTACTATTGTTGCTCGTGATGCTTCTGGTAACTTCAGCGCTGGCACTATTACCGCTAATTTGACTGGTAATGTGACTGGTAATGCTGATACCGCTACCAGCGCTACTACGGCCACCACGGCAACAAACGCAACTAATGTTGCTCTGACAAACCAAAACACAACCTCTGGTAGTTTTTATATTCCTTTTGCCAACGGAAACACAACGGGTAATTATGCGTTAGGCGTGGATTCAGGGCTTTATTACGTTCCAAGCACTAACCAGCTATTATTAGGTTATGTAAGTGCCACTGGTTTTTATGCTACTTCGTTTGTTCATTTATTTGGTGACAATGACTACGTTCTTTGGGGCCCCGGCGCTGGTGACGCCCGTATGTTCTACGATGGTGTCAACAACACTATGGAGTTGGAGCTTGAAGCAGATGCTAATAGTTTCATCATTACCGACAACGGCACTACACGCTTTACGTTTACCAAAGCTACAGGCAATTTAGCGGCAACCTCGTTTACCGGCAACTTAACGGGTAACGCTGACACTGCTACAACTGCTACAACTGCGACTACAGCAAACGCCCTAAATACTGGCAACGACTACCAAGTTAACTCTCTTGGTGTCGGCACCGCTGCTTCTGGCACGGCTGGTGAAATACGTGCTACCAATCAGATTACGGCGTACTACTCTGACGACAGGCTAAAAACCAAGCTGGGTTCCATCGAAAACGCGCTGGATAAGATTGAGGCGCTGTCAGGTTTCTACTACGAAGCCAACGAGACGGCCCAAGAACTGGGTTACGAAGCCAAACGCGAAGTCGGTGTATCAGCTCAAGAGGTACAAGCGGTCATGCCAGAAGTAGTTGCTCCCGCGCCTATTGATGAGAAGTATTTGACCGTGCGATATGAGCGGTTGGTGCCGTTATTGATACAAGGTATTAAGGAACTTCGCGCAGAGATTAAAGCCCTGAAAGGCGAGTAATGGCCTACGCCCAGTACCCGTTTGCCGCAGCCCCGTTCGCAGCGTCCATAATCGAGTCGCCTAATGCGCTCGTTGCTGTTACTGGGGTCGAAGCCACTGGCGAAGTTGGTACTGTTTCGGTCGTCACGGATCAAATTCTGGCCCAGACCGGGGTTGAAGGTACAGGGCAAGTAGGCACCGTCTCTATTTACGCAGCGGCAAATACAGGTGTTACCGGAGTCAGCGGTACGTCTACGTTGGGAGACGTTAGCCTTGTAACAAACAATAATCTAAGCGTAACCGGCGAAGAAGCCACCGCTACATTAGGCACTGTTGCACTTAGTACCGATCAAGTACTAGCTCAGACCGGGGTTGAAGCCACTGGCGAAGTAGGCACAGTATCCCTCATAACTGACCAAATCCTATCCGTAACCGGCCTCGCCGCTACGGGCGCAGTAGGCACAGTATCCCTGAGTACGCAGCAGATTCTTTCTGTAACAGGCCTCGCCGCTACAGGTGCTGTAGGTAGCACGACAGTTACAGCCGATGCTAATGTGCCCACTGCTGGGCTTGCGGCTACCAGTGCGCTTGGTCAGGTTTCGCTTGTTACGGATCAAATTATTTCTGTTACCGGACTTGTTGGCACAACAGCTCTTGGAAATGCAACGGCTACCGGCTCTAGTTTAATAGCAGTGACGGGGCTTGTAGGTACAACCGCTCTTGGTACGGCATCGGCATTTGGTACAGCTAATGTCTATCCGACGGGGGTGTACGGCTTAGGTGTTATTGGATACACTAACGTATGGGGACTGGTTGATACGAGTCAGACCCCTAGTTGGACCCAAATTCCAACATAAGGACAAAAAATGGCATCGAATTACTCTACTAACCTAAAGATTGAGCTAATTGCTACGGGTGAGCAGGCTGGTACTTGGGGTGGAACTACCAATACAAACCTAGGCACGGCGCTAGAAGAAGCTGTCGTAGGTTATGGCAATCCAAACTTTACGTCGGATGCTGACTTAACTTTGACACTTACAAATTCAAACGCTACACAGGTGGCTCGCAATTTGGTGTTAAACGTTACATCCAGTGGTAGCCTTACAGCTACACGTAACTTGGTTGTGCCAACAATTGAGAAGCCATACGTAGTGCAAAACAACACCACGGGTGGCCAGAGCATCATAGTAAAAACATCCGGCGGTTCGGGGGTAACGGTACTCAACGGGGCTAGTGTGTACCTCTACACGGATGGAACAAATGTAGTCCCAATATTTAATACGCTTGTTACTACAAATTGGTCTGTGCGGCAAGTTGGTACGGATTTGGATTTTATATACAACGGCACTACAGTTTTTTCAATATCAAGTACGGGCGTAATCACTGCGCTGTCGAACGTCGTATCAAACGGAACACCCTAATTAGGAGGTATAAATGGCAACCACACTAACTGACACCGGGATAACGTTCCCGGATGCGTCAACCCAAACCACTGCGGCTACATCAGCTTTTGGTTCTGGTACTGTAATGATGTTTGTTCAAACAGCAGCACCCACCGGTTGGACGAAATCAACTACGCACGATGACAAAGCCTTACGTGTTGTCAGCGGCACGGCTTCGTCTGGTGGTTCTGCGGCATTTACGACTGCTTTCGGCACTCCTGCTGTTTCAGGTTCTGTGAGTTTAAGCGGCTCTGTTGGAGCGACAACGCTTACAACGGCTACGTTAGCAAGCCACAACCACACATTAAGTCTAAAGCAATCAGGGGGCGGCGGCAGCGGCTTGGCGCTTGGTAACTATCAAGAAACAGCCGCATATACCCCCGCCACATCCAGCACTGGCTCAAACTCATCACACACCCACAGCTTCTCTGGCTCTGGTTCATTGAGTTCTGCGTCTGCCGCCATCGACGTTGCTTATGTTGACGTGATTATTGCAACAAAAGACTGATGAAACTTGAAGCAAAAGCAAACTGCCCGCTGGATGGGTTTAATCCATGCCGCGAACTTGAGTGTGCATGGTTTATGAAAGTTCGCGGAACAAACCCAAACACAGGCGAAGAGATCGACGACTACGGCTGTGCGATGGCTTGGATGCCCGTGTTGATGATCGAGAACAGCCAGCAACAACGTCAAACAGGCGCGGCAGTTGAATCTTTTAGAAATGAAATGGTAAAAGCAAATGATGTCAGCCAGCAAGTTTTGCGGGCTACCATCCAACAAGTTGTCCCAACAACTAACTTTATTGAGGTACAAAAATGAGACTTGTAATTACAGCCGACGATAAGCGCGTTTGCGTAGATAGTTTTTGTTTTGATGAACTAGATATGTCGCAACTTGACCCGTCAATTGATGCCATTCAGTGGTATGGAGAATACGGCGAGATTGAATATAAGACGGTCTTTCAGGATGGGCAAATTACAAAACCACACAACCAAGTCATTACTGATGTAACGCCATATCAGTGGGCTGTTGATGCTTGGAATGCGGCAAAAGTGGCTGAAGAGGCGGCTATTGCGGCGGCGCTGGCTGAAGCAGAGGCCGCGCAAGCTCAAACCCCTACATAAATCTCTCTATGAGGCATTAGCTAGATGGACCCAATCAGCCTCTTCATGGCGGCAACTGCTGCCTTTAATACGGTCAAAAAACTCGTGGAGGCTGGTCGGGAAGTTGAAGACGTACTAGGTCAAATCGGCGTTTGGGTGGGTAAGGCATCCGAGCTGAACGCGCTAGACAGTAAAAAGCCCGGGCTATTTACCAGCCTTAAAAATGGTAAGTCTGTCGAGCAAGAGGCAATGGAGCAGCTCCAGCGCCGTGAGGCTATGCGTAAACAGCACCTTGAGCTGATGTCTATGGTGAAGCTGGCATACGGCCCGCAGGCGTTTGAAGACTTGATGCACATGCAGCGTCAGATTAAGCTCAAGCGCGAACGCGAAATTATCTTTCAACAACAGCGCCGTCGAGATGCGGTAGGGTATACCCTAGCTGCAATTGTTATCGCTCTTGCAGTATGGGCGTTATGGGGCATGATTGCTACGGCGATTGAGTGGAAACTAAACGGAGTAAATTGATGGATGACCTTATCTCAATGGTTAAGGGCTTTGCGCCCGGTATCGCTACTGCGCTTGGTGGCCCTCTGGCTGGTGTGGCAGTTAGTGCGCTTTCTAAACAACTTGGTGTCAAGGATGAAGTGAACGCGGTGATGAAAGCCATCACAAACGATCCAGAAGCCGAAGCCAAAATTAAACAACTCGAACATGACAAATTTAAAGCAATCCTTGCAGATAAAGCTAACGCTCGTGACCGGGAAGCTCGTGTGGTTGAAAGCGCAAACGCACCTCTTATTAACAAAATTGTTACGCCTGCTCTCGCTCTTGGGGTCACAGGGCTATCGTTTGTCCTGTTCGCTGTGCTCATCTTTGTGGAAGTCAAGCCGGAAGCTAAAGACATCCTTATCTACATTCTTGGCGTCTTATCGGCGGCGGTAACACAAATCTTGTCTTATTACTTTGGTAGTAGCATTGGAAGTAAAGACAAGGACGATCAGTTACGAGCTGTTGTGAAGTAACCGGAAATACAGATGCTATGGATACCGGTCGCTTTTGTGTGTTTGGTAAACGGTGAATGTACTTTCCACCACACGTATGTTGAGCGATACCTACAAGAGTGCGAAGCGGTCAACAAAATAGCCGCGAGCAAAATGCGGGACGACCCCGATGTTCGAGCATACGATGTGACCTGTATTCAGGTGCTACTAAAGGAAACTGGAAATGCGACTAACGAGGAACTTCAGCCTAGCGGAGATGACCAAAAGCGACACGGCACTGCGTCTGGATATGGACAACACGCCCGGTGAAGAAGAGATTGCCAACATGGTAGCCCTGTGCGAAAATGTGCTCCAACCTGTGCGTGAGCATTACGGTATGGGCGTTAAAGTCAATTCAGGCTTCCGCCATCCAGATGTAAACGCTAAGGTGGGCGGCTCAAAAACATCAGACCACTGCAAGGGTATGGCGGCGGACATCGAAATCCCCGGTATCCCCAACGCAGACTTAGCGAAATGGATTGTTGACAACATGCAATTCCGACAAGTTATTCTGGAGTTTTACACCCCCGGTATCCCCGACTCAGGTTGGGTGCATGTGAGCTTTAATCCTGCGGACAACAAAAAGCAAGTGCTTACTGCTACCAAAAAAGATGGTAAAACGGTGTACTTGCCCGGACTCGTAGCCTAACTATGCCATTACAAGCACTTAAATTTCAGCCGGGTGTAAGCCGAAACTCAACTACTCTCTCTAATGAGGGTACTTGGTTTGAGTGCGATAAAGTGCGATTTCGTAGCGGCTTACCTGAAAAAATAGGTGGTTGGTCAAAGGATAGTGGACCACTTGAAGCCGCGTTAGCTCCCCCTACAGGTAGTTTCTGGGGTGTGTGTCGTTCTTTGTGGAACTGGATTACGCTTGCTGGCGCTAATCTTTTGGGTCTTGGCACGCACTTAAAGTTCTACGTGCAAGAGTCAACAGACGGTACGTTCTACGACATCACCCCTGTACGCAAAACTTTCACCACAACTGCTACAGATAATTGCTTTACTGCCACTAACGGGTCAGCAGTTATTACGGTAACTATTGTTGGGCATGGGGCTCAAACTGGGGACTTTGTTACTTTTAGTGGCGCTGCTGGGCTTGGTGGCAATATTACTGCCGGTATCCTTAACGCTGAACACCAAATAACATACCTCACGGCAAACACTTTCTCCATAACAGTTTCTGCTACGGCAAACGCAACTGATGCCTCTGGCTCTCCCGGCGGTGGTACTGCAATTACTGCGGCGTTTCAAATTAGTGTAGGTAACGCAACGTATGCTACGGCTACTGGTTTTGGTGCTGGTGGATGGAGTGGCACATTTACTGGCACGGCTACCAACACGCTAAATGGTGCTTTAAACAACTCAGACACCACTATTACAGTAAACAGTACCACGGGGTTTAGCGCTACCGGCACCATAATCATTGACGCTGAGTTAATTACTTACACCGGCACAACTGGCACCACATTCACTGGGTGCACTCGCGGCGCACTTGGAACATCGGCGGATTCACATAGTTCTGGCGCTACGGTTACTCAAGTTACAAGCACTTGGACTGGTTGGGGCGAGTCCGCTGCTACTGGTGTAGGCGTTGACATGCGTCTGTGGAGTCAGACTAACTACGGTGAAAATTTACTAATTAATCCCCGTGGCGGCCCCATATATTTATGGTTGTGTCAATCTGCTGGCGTGTACAACCGCGCTCAAATTCTTTCGTCTACTAATACGAATACGGCCACTAACAGTCAAGGTACTACAGCAGCGTTTTGGCAGACAGACGCCAACTGCCCAAGCAAATGCAACATCGTCCATGTATCCGACTCATCACGTTTCGTAATTGCCTTTGGATGTAACGACTATGGTTCATCCGATATGAACCCATTGCTTGTGCGTTGGTCAGACCAAGAAGATTACGGTACTTGGACGCCTGCAATTACCAATCAGGCAGGTAGTTTTACGCTGTCTGCAGGCTCTGAAATCGTGGCAATAAAACCGCAGCGTCAAGAGATTTTGGTGTTCACCGATGCTGCCGTCTACTCTATGCAGTACCTCGGTGCTCCCTATGTGTGGGGCTTCCAGCAAGTAGGCGCTAACATATCTATTACTGGCCCTAACGCAGTAACAACCGCTTCTAACCTTACCTTCTGGATGGGTGAGGATAAGTTTTATGTGTACGATGGTCGCGTTCAGACGCTTCCGTGCCCGCTGTGGCAGTGGGTGTTCTATAACATTAACAAGAACCAACACTATCAAATTTTTGCCACTACAAATGAAGGCTTTGATGAAATTTGGTGGTTTTACTGCTCTGAAAGTTCAGACACTGTTGACCGGTATGTTGTATTTAACTACTCCGAAAAGGTTTGGTACTACGGCACTCTAGACCGCACAGCGTGGTTAGATACCCCCTTACGTAATAATCCAGTTGCAACTGGGTACGCTGGCACAAATGGTAATTTATACAACCACGAAAGTGGTGTTGATGCCGACGGTAGTGCTATGACGGCCTACATTACTTCTGCCGACTTTGACCTTCAAGACGGCTATAGCTTCCAGTATGGCTGGCGCATGTTGCCTGATATTAAATTTGACGGTTCTACTTCTACAGCTCCTGAAGTAACAGTGAGTTTAACCCCACGACAGTACCCCGGCAGTGCTTATGGGACGCCTGAGACCGGCGATGTGGTGAGCGCCAATAACTATTCGACTACCCGTCAATATACGGTGCAACAGTTTACAAACCAACTGCCAATTCGAGTACGTGGTCGTCAAATGGCGTTCAAGATTGAGTCAAACACGCTTGGAACCCAGTGGCAGCTAGGCGTGCCACGTATTGACCTGAAACAAGATGGACGTCGGTAATGGCTAATGTCCTAACGTCTGAGTATCAACTAAACCGGACGGTTGCGCCGCGCTTGCCTGCGGCTACTCAGCAGTATGAACGCCAATATCAGGATCAGTACAGCAACGTCCTGCGCCTCTACTTCAATCAGCTCGATAACATCTTAGGGCAGTTGCAGTGGAACAAGCCGGTTGACTACCTTGACTTCAATACAACCCCTCCAGAGTTCCCTCACCAGACAGGCCGAGTAAACTGGGACGCCCCTGACGCCTGTCTTGAGATAGATTTAGAGTACGGAGTTGTACAACAAATTGGACAAGAGATCTACGCCCGTGTAAGCAACAACACTGGGGTTACCATACCTAACGGCGCTGCGGTGGGTTTTGCCGGGGCTACGTCAGACTCTCTTAGGGTTTCCCCCTACATTGCAGATGGCTCGCAGCCTACGGTATACATCTTGGGGGTGATGACCCACGACCTACCTGACTCTGGGCTAAAAGGATACTGCACGGTATTTGGGTTTGTGAGAGAGTTAGACACTACCGGCACCCCGTACGGCGAGACTTGGGTACAGGGGGATATTCTCTATGCCTCACCCTCCATTGCTGGCGGTTTTACTAAGGTCAAGCCCACTGCCCCGGACAACGTCATCATCATGGCGGCTGTTACGACTGTTAGCGCTACAGAGGGGGTCATTTTTGTCCGTCCTACTATTCTCCAGCAGACGTATTATGGCACGTTTAATCTGACTACCACCTACAGCCCACCCCTTGCTGATACGGCCTACCCCGTTGTGTTTAACAATACTCAGTCCGCTAACGGCATAGCGTTGGGTACTCCTGCTTCTAGGGTCGTTGTGAGCGAGTCAGGGTTTTACAACATATCAGCAACGCTTCAGTACACCAGCGCAAACGCATCATCAAAGAACGTCTACAGTTGGATTCGCAGGAACGGTGTGGACGTAGCGCAATCATCTCGTATTTTGAGCCTTAGCGGAAGCGGCGTGTATAACCCCGTGCTGATTTCAGAATCGGTGTCGCTGGCCGCAAACGACTATATCGAAATTGTGATGGCTTCAACAGATACAGCCGTGTCTTTGGTCGCGGCCCCCGCAACAGCCTTTGCACCGGGTTCCCCTGCAGTCAACTTGGTAGTTGAGCAGATACAGCAATAACTTCCCATTTGTACTTTGACACATTAAAATAAAAGCACTATGAGCACTATGAACTTGAGCTTACACCCAGTCGCCGAAGCCGTCCGGTCCCAAGGCCGGAACGGTGATTCCATGCTCGTTCACATGACCCCCGGCGAGGTCGCTGCGCTCCAACGCATGGCCGAAGCAAACGGCGGTTCGCTCTCTATTAACCCTGAGACTGGGCAACCCGAAGCATTTTTCTTGGCTGCTTTACTGCCTGCTTTGGCTGGCGCGGCTATGCCCGCTATTGCTGCTAGTACTGGTATTGCGGCTTTGGCTAACCCTCTTACTGCTAGTTTGCTGATAGGTGGCTTGACCGGCGCTGTTACTGGAGATATGAGACAGGGTCTGATGGCTGGCCTTGGCGCTTACGGCGGCTTTGGTCTTGGTGAATCTTTAATGGGGGCGGGCACTACTGCCGCTGCCACTACTCCTGCTGTTACTGCCGCTGGCACTGCTGCTCCTGTTGCTCCGGGTATTGGGGGTACTACTCCGGGTGTTACTCAAGCCATTTCCGGCCCCGTTCGCGCTCCTGTTGCTACTCCCCTACCCAACATTTTTGCGCCCGGGCAGGCTCCTGCCGTTGTTGGCAGTGGCCCTGCTGCTAGTGCCGTTCGTGCCGCCGTTCCCGCTGCTCAACCCGCCGCTGCGGTTTCTGGTCTTGGCATTGATGGTACTACAGCCGCTATGCAGGGTGGTTTTGGTACCGCTGTCCAACCACCCCCCAGTATGATGGAAGCTATCCGTAGTGGTTCCGGTACCGTTTCTGGTGGCGATGTTTTTAGTCAGATGGGCAGTGGTTTGAAGAACGTAACCGCGTCTGGTGGGGCTGCTGAGAATTTCCTTAAGGGGAATATCAGTAATATATCTATGGCTGCAGGCCCTGCCCTTATGGCAGAAGGCGAACCAGAAGAAACTAAAGGGGATACCACCCAATACTATTACCCCGAGTTTAGTTCTGGGCAGCGTTCACGTGCTGAGATTGAAGCCCAATATGCTGATAGACCCGGTACCACGGCAGAACGTTTGTATCGCCAAGTTAGCTATGGCCCACGGCAGAGCCGTGAAGTTACCGCTGCCCAAGGTGGGCGTATTCCCGCCTATCAATACGGTGGTATCCCCGAAATGGTACCTCGCGGGGTTGAAGGACCACAAGAACCACAAGGACCGCAGGCTACTGAAGGTCAGCGCAGCATAGCAAGGATGATGCCGACTGCATTAGGTTTGGCTGGTATGAATCCTTTAGCTGCTACGATTGCTGGAGTTGCGAGTACATTGGCTGTGGAGCGTAATAACCCAGCGTTAGCTCAAAGTATGACCGGCGGCATTGTTCCTGCAATGATGGGTGGGTATCAAAATCCCGCACCGGTAGTTAATATGAATGACATGCGTGTAGTTTCTCCCGGCGGTCCCGGGCAGGCTCCTGTAGTTACAAGTGATTCTTCTACTGGCGGTTTTGCGCCTTCTAACCAAAACGATGTGGCGTCTGGTGGTGGGTACGGTACGTTTGACGGCGGCGCTTCTATGGCTGCTGGCGGTATTGCCTCCATGAGTTACAAGCAAGGTGGTCTGAAGGAAGATTCGTTTATTGTCCCCGCCGACGTGCTTGCAGCTTTGGGTAATGGCAGTAACGACGCTGGATTGATGGCGCTAAACAAGATGCTTTCTAAAGTTGGTGCCCCACGTGCTGAGAAAATTGACGGCCCGGGTGATGGTAAGAGTGACTCTATCCGCACCTCTATTGAGGGTAAACAGCCAGCACGTATAGCCAAAGATGAGGCTTATGTACCTACTGAAGCAGTTCGCCGACTGGGTGGCGGAGACGTTAGAAAAGGCGCTAAGAAGTTGTACAACCTAATGGCCCGAGTTCGTAAGGCTGCTCATGGTACGACTAAACAGCAGCGCACTGTTAATCCAGATCGGATGGTAAGTGCGTAATGCAAATGTCTCTCGTTTACCCGGGGCAGGTCAGCTACGTGCTTCCTGCCCTTTTGCCATATCTACAGAAGTCAGAAGAGTGGACTCGAGGCAGGGCGAAAGTAGACGACATACTTCGGTTTATATTAAACGGGCAGATGTATTTGTTTGTTGCACACGAAGGCAATACAATATATGGGCACGTTATAACAGAAGTAAAACAATATCCGCAGTGCAAAATGCTGACAGTTCAGTACTGCGCTGGGGAGCCTAACCACATGGAGCATGTGGAAGATGAAATGTTTGAGATGCTAGAGCGCTTTGCTAAGGATGCAGGTTGTTCTGGTATCGAATTCGTTGGACGCCCGGGTTGGCGAACGACTGCTAAAAAACATGGTTTTGAGGTACAAGAAGTTACGTACCAGAAATTTTTAGGGGAACAGCTATGAGTAGCGGTGGTGGACAACCTTCTCAAACGAGCCAAACACAAACAGTAGAGTTACCGGAATGGGCGAGATCGTACGCTAAAGACACGTTAGCTAAAACGGCTGCTCTTACGGGGGAAGACTATAAACCGTATGAGGGCGAACGCATCTCTGGGTTTGATCCTGTCCAAACACAGACCCAAGAAAAAATAATGGGTATGGACGTAGCGCCTCAAATGGGGATGGCTACTGGGGTAACTGGTGCGGCAGGCTTAGCTTCTCTTGGCGCTGGCGCTCAGTACGGGCAGATGGCTACAGACCCCGGCTCTATGCAGGCGTATATGTCTCCATATATGCAAAACGTTGTTGATATTCAGCAGCGCGAAGCAATGCGTCAGGCTGGTATTGCCGGAACTCAACGTGGATCGCAGGCAGTTAAGTCCGGTGCTTTTGGTGGCTCTCGTCAAGCTATTATGGAGGCCGAAGCTGGCCGTAACCTGCAACAACAGTTGGGCGACATTCAAGGCCGTGGTCTACAGTCTGCGTTTGAGCAGGCGCGTCAAGCTCAACAATTTCAAGCTGATCTGGGTCTTCGTGGTGCCGGTCAAGCAACCCAAGCCGGTCAAGTGTTGGGTCAACTCGGGGCTACGCAGTTTGGCCAAGAGAAAGATATTCTTCAAGCTCAGATGGGTGTTGGCGAGCAGCGTCGTGCTATGGAGCAATCTAAGCTCGATCTTGGTTACCAAGACTTCCTGCGTCAACAACAGTATCCGTATCAGCAGCTCGGCTTCATGGCTGACATGATTCGTGGTATCCCAGTTGGTCAGACTGCTACATCTATTTATTCTCAACCCGGCCCAAGTCCGTTGTCTCAAATGGCTGGTCTTGCCGGTACGGCGTATTACGGTTCTAGACTTTTTGGCGCTGCAGAAGGCGGCCCTGTTCCCGGTTATGCCGCAGGTGGTGGTATCTCTGGCTTAAACCCTGTCGAGCGCGACGCTGCACTCAGCAAGCCCGGCATGGATAGTCCACAACTGCAGGGCTTGATGGGCCTTGCTGATATTTCTCAGCTCGCCAAACTCCAAGTAGCAGAGAAGCTGCAACAAAACGCACAACTGCGTAAAGCCGCTGAAATGGCGCAAGCCGGTCAACAGCCCCAACCCCAAACTACCGTAGCACAAGAAGCTCTTATGGAGATGGGTCTCGGTGGCTTAGACGTGCCAGAAGATATGGTCTCCGCTGCAGGTGGTGGGATTATGCGTTTTGCAGAGGGTACTGATGAAGATGGTGTCCCAGAAAGCGGCACTGTGCTGACTGAAGAACAACGCGCAAAATTAAAGAAAAGATACCCGTCGGATAACAAACCGCTTACCCAAGAAGAAATGGATGAAGCCGCTTTGAAAAGAGCGGAAATAGACGGTAAAGCACCGGGGGTAGACTACGGTCGTCCACAATATACAGCAGGCACTGCGCCTACATTTACTAGCCCGTACACCGCTGAAGACTACATGCGTATGCGGGAAGAGGCTATGGCTCCCGGCATAGCTCAGATAGAGCAAGGATTCGCGGAAGAACAAGCTGCTAATCAGGCGCTTGTAAAGTCAATCCGAGATGCAGAAACGCAACGCCAAGCAGACATAAAAGCGGCTGGTGAGTACGGCGCAGCCCAAGAAAAACGTGCTAAAGAGCGTTTGGAGGGCATCAAGGGCCGTAAGGAAGATGCGAAACTGTCCTTTATCCGTGACGTTAGCACTACGCTTCTTACTTCGCCGACTAGCAACTTCCTGAGTGATTTGGGTTTAGCTGTTGGTAAGGGCGGTAAAGCATACGACGCTACTGTTGAGCGTATTGATGCTGCTAAAGAGAAGCTGCAAGACTCCATTGATACCATCATGGAGCAGCGCCGTGGCGAGACAATTGCCAACGCCAAAGATAAACGTAATGCTGATGCTGCTCTGGCTAAAGCTCAAAACGATTTGGCTAAGCTACTTGCCAATAAGAAGACCAAGTTTGGTGAGATGAGCATAGGAGATGCCAAGGATGCAGTTAACACAGCTACATCTATCTCTATGAAAACCGCCGAGCGTCAACATGCGACTAAGCTATCACAGTACGAGCAAGAGCAAGCCGCTGCGCGAGACGCTGCAAAACCAGAAAGCCGTGAAGCACTGCAGGCTCGTGTTACTACCATGTTGGCTAGCTCTGATCCGGCTGTTCGTGCCCAAGGACGTAGACTGCGAGATAGTCTCGAAGAAGTAACCAAAGCGGCTACTTACAGAACAGCCCCGGGCCAAGTTACTCCAGCGGTTACTTTTAAGTCTATTGGTGACATATCTAAAGCTATGCAGGATAAAGCAGATTCTCCGCGTAATAAAGAAACAAGGGGTATGTCTAAAGAGGAAAAAGCAAAGTGGGCTGAGAGGGAAACCAGAAGGCTGTACGAAGAGCAAGTTAGGTTGTTCGAGGCTCAAATGGGTATAGCTAGAGGGGATAGCGGTGCTAGTACTAGCGGTGCTGGTGGTAAAGTAGACCCTAACAACAAATTCCTGAAGTAATCGAGGGTACAAATGGCGGATTTAGCCTCAATCCTAAGAGACCCCGACTTCTTAAATGCAAACGAGGCTACCAAAGCAGCGATATTTGAGAGGTGGGCTCCACAAGACCCTGACTTTGCCAATGCAAATGAGGCTACGCAGGAAGCTATACGCAATAAATACTTACAGCCTGCTAGCCAGCCTACCCAAGTAACACAACCGGGTGCTGAACCGCTACCTTCACAGGAGCAAGCCGACAATGAGAGCTTCTGGCGTTCCGCGCTCGACGTGCCGCTGCAGTTTCAGCGTGGTGCATTACTTATTGGTAAGGCTGGTGTCGATATGTTCGGCGCTGGTAGTGATGCAGCAAAGGCTCTCCAAGCTGCGGATACTCATTTAGCTGGTCTTTTAAGTGCTCAAGCTAAACGCGATGCGGCTGAAGTCAGTCGTATCATGGAAGACGCGAAAGACAAAGGCATAGGCGATCAACTTATTGCAGGTCTTGAGGCTCTTACCGTAGCTCCTGTAGATCTGGTATCTCAAGCCCTTGGTACTGCCGTGCCAGCTTTGGCTGCATCTGCGCTTACTATTGCAACAGGTGGCGGCGCTCTAGCTGCTGGACTTACGGCTGGTACAGTAGGTCTTGGTACCGGTGTGGGCCTCATCAAAGGCGAAATATACGATGCGGTCAAGGGCGCTCTAGAGGAAAAAGGCGGTCTGTCGGCAAAAGAAATTGAGGCGAAAGCACAAACCGCCCAAGAATACGCCGGTGAAAACTTAGACTTAATTGCCGCCGGTGGTGGTATTAACGCACTTGCAGAAATTACGGGTCTTGGTAGATCGTTTATTCGCGGCAGAGTAGCTGCACAGATAAAGAAAACCGTAGGCGAAGAAGCAGCAAAAAGAACCGCGACCGAAGCTGCGCGAGAAGAAATCACAACGATGGCTGCGCGGACAATGCCGGGACAAGCGGCTAGGACTGCCGCTGTTGAATCTCTCGGTGAAGGCGCACAAGGTGGTTTCGAACAACTAGCCCAAAACATTGCGCTGCAGCGGGAAGGGTTTGATGTACCTACTATGCGAGGCGTAGTAAGTTCTGGCGTTTTGGAAGCTGGAGCAGGTGCTCCTCTCGGTGCTGGTGCTGGTGCCCTTGAGGTTAGACAAGCACGGCAAACTGCCCGCGCAATGGAAGACGCTGACATCCTTGGGGCCGACATGGCCCGTGCAGAAGCTGAGTTCAAAGAGCGTACTAGACTAGCTGAATTGGAAAACATTATTACTGGTAACCCAGTAATCCTTACAGACGAACAAGGTGAACAGCTCTATGACGAAGCCGGTAAACCAATGGTTTCTGAGCGGGCTCGTGGTAGAGAGTTGACGGAAGAAGAGCAAACAGAGTACGACGCACTAAAAAATAAATTGATACCGACAACTTCGGTGCCGACAACGCCAGAAGAGCAGGCCGCTGCTGTTGAAGCCGAAACCGACAGGCTCTTAAAGCTAGGGTACGAGGAAGCGGACGCTCGGGCACAGGCCGAAGCTAATGTCTCTTTCCAAATTGCTGAAGACGAAGAGGTCCGCAAAGAAGAAACAGATCGTGTCCAAAAGCGTAAACAGTTCGGCACTATTTACGATGCGTACATAGCAGAAGGCTATTCCGAAGAAGAAGCCACACGGTTAGCTGTAGAAGATTTGTACTACGAAACAGACACAGAGACTGCGGGACGTGAACTAGCAGGGGAACCTGAAACAGCAGGGGAGCCAGCTACACTAGCAACTATTAAACCCGGACAGCAAGTAACTTTGTACCGTGGTGAGAGCACAGAAAATGACGCAAACGGTCAATGGTGGACTTCTGATCCAGCTAAAGCTGCTAAATATGGTGCAGTAACTCAAGTAACGTTGCCCGCTGAAGTAATTGGTGCAAACTCCGCACAAGGGGCTGGCGGTGCAGATGAGTTTGTATTCCCAAACAAAAGACCTACTGAACTTTTACAAGCAATTGAAACAAGCGGTGGCAAGCCCGCTGGCAAGGTAGTACCTCTTACTACCGATTTAAGCAACACGGAACTTACACGCACTATCGAACGTCGGATGGACGAACTGGATGCGGCTGGTGAAGGTACGCCAGAAGCTGCGATTATCCAAGACGAAATTAGCGCACTGCAAGCAGAACAGCGTCGGCGTGAAGCTGCACGCCCAGTAACAGAGAAAACCAGTAAGGCTCAGCGTGATCTGTTTGAAGACGAAGGTGAAGGCGACGTAGGCGGGGAACCTGCCGCAAAACCGTCACAGACAATTGAAAACATCCTTAAGTCTCTTGGCCCTGAAGTACAAGCTAGATACGAAGCGGCGGCTGCCGAAGCAGAAAGGCAACGCGCTGAGCGTAGAGGTCGTGGTAGACCCGCACTTACCGCAGAAGGTACAGCAGAGCGTGCCGCACAAGAGAAAGCACGTAAGCGGGCCATCGCCGATAACACTCGAGACACAGCTATCGTTAAGAGGTTTACAGAGCGGTTTAAAAAACTGTATAGAGATGACGACGGCGGGCTAAGAGATACGTTTGCTACTATGGTAGAAGTGTTCGGTAGAGAAGCCCGATCCAAAGTAGCTGCACGCATAAACGCGCTAAAGGAAAAAGAAGCCGCGTTAATAACTCAAATGTATTTTGCGTACAACTCAATGCCTGATAGCGCCCACCGCCGACGCTTAGGACAGCTTCTGTACTCCATTGATGAGAATACTGGTCGTAGAGATAAACCTAACCCGTTGATTAGCCCTGATGCGTTCAGCAGAGCTGAGCGTGTTTTTAAAGAAACAAGGGAAGAGGCTCGTCAAGCAGCGGCAGAGAGGCGAACACATACTCTCCTTAGTAAAGCTAGAAGCCTTGGTAAAAAAGAAGCGGAAGGTAAAAACCGACAGGTAGCTACTATTAACGGCGAGTTTAATAACGCCACTACGGTTAAAGGTGCTCTCAGTATCGTTGCGAAGACGGGCACTCCGTTTATGAAGCTGCTCGCAAAGCGTCTCTCTAGTGCTGTCGGCGATGCTAAGTTTATTGTTGTTGAGCGTGGCGATAAGTTACCCGAGGCCCTTGAAAAAGACTCAAGCGCTGTCGGTATAACGGCTATAGAGAAAGATGCCGCTGGCAAGCTAAAAGTCACAGTGTACGTACGCGGTGCTAGTTGGGGAGACCGCTCGCAAGGTATCAACAACATAATCGTATTGCACGAGGCTTTACACGCAGCGTTAGACAAAAAAGTTTGGGGTATAAAACAAGCTGCCGATCTCGGCCTTACCATAACTAAAGCAGAGCGTGATTTTTACAGTGACATAACGGCGTTGATGAACGAAGCCAAGCGCAAGTTTGTTGAAATGTATATTGCCGACCTGCGTAGTGATAGCCTAGACCCAATCCAGACTGGTAATAAACTCTTATACAAAGCACTAGCAGAAGTAGTAGAGGGCGCTAACGGGGCGATGTTTAACGACCCCCAAGAGTTTATAGCTTATGCGTTAAGCGAGCCGGTGTTTGAAAACTTTTTAAACGGCTACAAACCAGCTAACTCAATTCGTAGTGCCTACGGTAAGTTTGTTGACTTAGTTCGTAAATTGTTTGGTTTTGCGCCCAACCAGATCACTGCTCTAACAGAGTTGGTTTCCGCCGTAGATGCTGGTATTAGCACCAAGTCTTCTAGGGGTGTTGTAGAAGCTCTGCAACTGTCTCTAATGTCCCCATCTGCTGCTAAACGGGGGATGAAGTCTAAGTCTGACATGCTCAAGCTCGCTAAGGAGCAGGATCGTGTAGCTAAGGGGTACGAAGAAAGCGACGACCCTATCAAAGTCAACGGCAGCATTGAAAAATCTATAAACCTGCGTAGCGGTAAAGAGGCTGTTGAGGCTGTACAAACTGTATATGCTACTGGTACAACCAAAGCTAAACGTAATTTAGCTAGAGTTCTCACTTTAGATTTGTTGGCTGAGATAGCTGGACGTTTGGGTCTCAAGTCTGTCAATGAAGGAGCGGGTGTAGTTCGCAAAATGAACTCTATGGCTGACAACATTTTGTTGGGCGCACAAGAGACTATTGATAATACGTTTAGGACTTTCCAAGGCAGGCCAAAATCTATGGCCGCGTTTACTCGGTTAGCACTACAGTCAACCCTGTTGAACATAGACCCAGCTACAGACACCTCTAGCCCAATGCTAAACAAGCTGTACGCTGCACTGGACGAAAAAGGTAAACAAGAATACATCCGCATGCGGGATTATTTCCAAGGCATGACTCAGATGTACACACGCTTTTTGGATGACCGCGTAAAAAATTTAGGTGTAGATGTCTCAGATCAAGACAAAGCCAACGTCTTGGAAAAAATAAAGGCGATGTATGAGACGGGCGACAAAATCTACCCGTTCTTCCCGCTGAAGCGATTTGGCAATTACTGGATTCGTATTGGTGTAGGTGCGAACCGGAAGTTTTTTACGTTTGAGTCTGAATTCGCTCGTGACCAAGCCGTTAGAAAGTTTGCAAAAAAGCGTAATATGACCGTAGATGAGTTCCTTGACCAGAAAGAGGGGACCGAGCAGTACGTAAAGATCGGTAAAAAATCGGACGAGCTAATTAGCGAATTGTTTAGCGACAAAGCAGCTAAAACGCTGCGAGAGCTATTCGATGCCATAGACAAGATGGATACAGCCGACCCTGATGCTAAAGCCAAGCTAAAGGATGATGTTTACCAGACATACTTGGCAACATTGCCAGATCAAAGTATCCGTCGGCAGTTCCTGCACCGTGAAGGCATTACTGGCTACTCTACTGATTTCTTGCGTAGTTTTGTGGAGGCGGCTACGCACAATGCCTTCCAACTGTCACGTATCAAGTACGGCCCAGAATTACGCCGCGCTGCTTCGGCTGGTAAAGAAGCTGCGGGTAATGACGTTGGGCTGCAGGTATTGGCTGAAGAGTTTGCTAACCGTACAGACTACAACCTCAACACTTTTAACGAAAGCCCAGAGCAGAAGTTCTTACGCCAGACAGTTTCGTTCCTGAACCAAAGCTCATTTATTTATTACCTGAGCGCCATTGCATCCCCGATGCTGCAGATGTTCCAGCTTGGCATTACCGGCTTTAATACGCTGGGCGCTAACTACGGGTTTGCTAAAGCTACGGCTGAAATATCTAAGTTGACTAAGGTTTGGGACCAGTACAGTGTGTTCAAGAAGAACGCCGACGGCTCCGTTACTATGACTGCGCCTAGCCTTGCGCGTAGCAAAGCGGTTCAGATGAACGATCGTGAGCGCAATGCAATGGAGAAACTGCTTCGCCATGACGTTATTCGGGTTACGTTGGCGGCAGAAATAACCGAACTCAGCAAACTGCCATCCAAGTCTTTGGAAGGTTCGTTCTCCCAAACAGCTAAAGGTATTGTTCAAATACCGGGTAAGTTAATGCAAGCAACTGAGCAGTTAGCTCGTGAGATGTTAGCGCTTACTGCCTATCGACTGGCGTATAAAAAGCATGGTAACCACGAAGCTGCTGTCGAAGAAGCGGCCTTTCACGTTGCCGACGCTATGGGTAACTACGCTGCATACAACCGACCACCTTTCATGCGCGGTCCGTTGGGCGGTTTGATGTTCCAGTTTATGATGTTCCCAGTGCACATGACTGGCTGGTTCGTCAAAAACTTTGCTCGATCTATCCCGCTCCTCAAAACTAATAAAGAAGGCAAGATGCTTGCCTTTAAACTCTGGGCATCGTCAATGGCGTCGCTGTGGGTTGTTGCAGGTACTGCAGGTCTGCCATTCGGCCTCGGCACCATGATGCTGGGTGTTTTAAGTCAACTGTTCGACGAAGCTAAGGATGACGACGACTTCCCCCCGGAATACAAAGATATGGAGTTTGACTTCTATGTGCGTAAAATTTGGCTACCACAGCAAGTCGGTCACATAAAGATCAATGACGTGCCCTTGGACATGATTATTGACTACGGCCCTTTGTCTGCAATGACCGGCGTTGATTTCTCATCTCGTTTAAGTATGAACGGTATGTTTATACGTGAGAACAAGTCTGAAGCTACGCTAGAAGCTGAATGGCAAAATGCCTTGATAGACCGTATGGGCCCTGCAGTCAACATGATTACTAGCTTTGTTAAGGGTCTCGATGCCTTGCGCGTCGGCGACGTGCAGAAATTTGGAGAGAAAATAGCCCCTGCTGCCCTGCGTGCGCCACTGTACGCAGAGAAATACTCTAGGCAGGGTATTGTTGATTGGGAAGGCACTGTTCTTACCCCCGCCGATCAAGTGGAGCTTGGGAAACTTTTGGCACAAGCAATTGGCTTCCGTCCTTTGGAGTTAACGGAGCAGGGGTACAGAACTTTTACCCAGCGAGCGCTTGAGCAGGCTATCCAGTACGAGAAGAACCGTATTTACACACGGCTGTATAAAGCATACGTAGCCGACGACATGAAAGAGTTTGATCGTATCCTTGATGAAGACGTAGAGAAATTTAACGAGAAGCATGAGGGCTTCAGTATTGAAGAAGATGACATCGATCGCTCTTTGGAAGAACGACTTGAGCAGCGTGAGATTAAGCAAGATACCGGTGGCTTCAATCTGAAGAAAAACAATGCGGGTTTGATTATCCCTCTGCTCCGCGAGGACAGATAAAAAAACCCCCGCTCGATGCGGGGGCTAAGTTGCGGGAGGAGGTCGCAACAAGGAGACAAAAGGCCAGCAACAGCGTCGCTAGCGATTAAATTATAGCGTTATTCACGCCATACGCGTATCCCCTTGATGCCGTCGTTTACAACTACTTTGGATACCACATTTAGTCCCAGTCTTTTTGTAACACGAGCGATTTGTTTTCGGGCGGCACCGTCGTCTATGCAGGGTATAAAAAACGATGCGCCCTTATGGAACTTAGCCCAATTAATCCTGTACGTCACCGTCTCGATCTTCATCTTCCAGCGCCCCAATCTGCAAGTAATCCGAGCCTGACGCATCAAACAGCAATGCACGTACCGGGGGTAGAACAACCTTCAAGCCCTTAGCCATACGTTTGTTGACCGCTTCCTTGAACACACCCAGCTTACCCAACTCTCTGAGTGAATCCTTGTAGTTGATCTGGAACTTGACGCAGTACTCTTTGTAGTGCTTCGCTGATACGTATAAGTGCTTGGTGTCCGGTTCGTATCGCACCACAAGTTCGCCCTTTGGCTCCATAGTCGGCATTGCAGGCATGTTACTCCGTGCATCAGCCTCGTCGTTGACCACCAAAGAGTTGTTGATGTAGTTGCCCATAAACTCACCCAGCACTGTTAATGGCGACGCCTCTGGCGGCTTGATTTCTTCTCGCATGCCAGACAACATGGTCAGCATCCAGTTGTAGATACGAGCTATGTCCCAGTCTATTAAGTCCAGCTTTTTAGCAATCAACGCCCCTGCAATGTTGCAAGCGCATACCGCCGACCAGAACCGCTCACGGGACGTAAACTTCACTTCCCTGTCAATACGAGCTTGGACGTTACGAACCAACTCCATGCAGGACTCGAGGTTGTCTACCAAGTACTTTGCGTATATGTCACCAGCATGCCCGTAGTTTTCAAAGAGCTGATGGTCAAACATACTCTTGCCAGTGACCAAGTCGATGACCGTGCTCGGCTTGATTTCGTACTCTAGTAGTCGCATTGACTCGCCATCGGGGGTGTCCTTTAACGCTCCTAGTTTTTGGTAGAAGCTGGCGTTAGCCGACGCTAAAGTGATTGCGTTCCACGTAGTGTTATTGACACGCATCTCATTGGACTGCGCCTTCATGCGGTTCTTGCCACGACCCTGAGACAGACTGTACGCTAAATCAGAGAACTCCGCAGCCGACGTGTTTGTAATTTCGTCTACGGTGTTGGGCAGGTTGTTGAGCACCCCAAGCCTGTGGATTTTTGATGCGGGTGTGTCTTTCCAGATGGACGCCAGCTTCTTCGGGTTGCCCCAAATGCTGTTGCACATGTATAACGTAGTCGATTTACCTGACCCTGATGACTTGTGGATAACGTTGATAATCGCACCACTCATACCAGTAAACTTAAGCAGGGGTGACCCAAACCCAGTCATGGCGGCAAAAGCGTTTGGCTCTAGGCCCTCTCTGCCGTACAGGTCAAAGACTTCTTTCCACTTCTCCAACGTGCCTACAGGTTGGCACATCTCGGCTTCTTCCTTGGTAACGCTTGACGGTGGGCTGTAGAAGATACCGTCCTTAGTTATTTCCCGGTCGCCAACAATAAACTTACTGTCTTTTTCAACCCAACCAAATTGTGTTCTCATTTGTTCTGCTCTTTGTGTCTCTTGTAGGTTGTTTACGCATGTAGCCAGATACATAAAAATAGCGTCTTGCCGTTTTGTACCGACTATGATTCCGTGGTACCCAAGTGCTTCCCGCAGTTTGTCTTTAGCCATGAGGTGCGACAACGGTATGGTGAACTCTTTGACCCCGTCTCTGGGCATGTGTACCCTCAGTAGGGCTGTCTCGCCGTAGTTAACGTCGTTCATGCGCTTGACTACATACATGTCTCGTTCGTATACAAGCGCGGGGGCTGATTCGGAATCTTGTGGTGGGCGCTGGTAAACACCCCCAGTTAGTCCACGGAAATACGGCTCTGGGTATGCCGGTATCTTGAACGTTTCAACTTCACCGTTTTCGTCTTCGACCTCAACTTCGTCATCGTCTGGGTCGGCTTCAGCTATCTCAACGCCTAGCAAAATAGGGGTTGTAAGTTTGCCTTTGTGTGGACACCCCTCACAACCGCTAGGGTTCAAGTTTTCAAACGAACTGCACAGGTACGGGCCTTTTGTTTCGGCGGCTTTTTTCTCTGTCTGCTCGGGGTCGTACCCTTCGTACTTGGATGACATCTTGTGGATGGCATCTTCTCGGTCAATGCACCGCTCGGCAATAGACAAAGCGGCTCGCCACAACGGTTCCTCAATCGAATCTTGGTTGTTGTAGCAGTGCAGTAGTTGGTTACAGCCGTCGCCCTTGACTGACCGCAACATGATTGTTTTAAACCGCTTAACCTTGTTGCCCATCATGGACTCCATGAGAGGACTCAGTCGGCGCGGTATAAACTCTTCTTCCTCTTCAGGCTCACTGGCCCCTAAAAGGTTCTTTATTTCTTCGTATGTATAAGGTTCGGTGTCGTGGAACAATACGCTTACAGGCAGGGGCTCCGCTTTAAAGTTAAACGTGCCCGGTACCCGCAAAATACGTGACGCTTCGAAAACCGCTGGGTCAACAATAAACCCATGCTGTCGGCACAAATCCTTGAGCGCTTTGGCTAGAGGCTTCCAATGTCTTTGATCCGTTGTTTCAGTCAGCAGCCAGTAAACATGGATGCCGTTACCTGAGTTAACGATTATGGGTCGGCGCAAACCGACCGCTTTACAAAACTTTTGGAATTCTGCTAGACCAGTAGTTTGGTCAATGTAACCTTTGATGACGCCGTTCTCGTCGGGTTCGGCTTTGCTAGGGCCGCAGTCGATGTCCATCCATAGTGCTTTGAAGTACTTGGCGTTCTCGTGCTTGCGGTTGTTTAGCTCGCCATACTTGGCGCACCCAAAGAAAACGTTATCCTGCTTAGCCAGCAAAGATTGGATTTGTTCCTCGGCCTCTTCGCGGGTTGAAGCGAAGCGTTGATCTACGTACCGGCCTATACCTACGAGGCAATACCTACCCTCTTCGGGAAGTATCGCGTCAAGTAAGTCAAAGTCAGCCATAATTTGAAGACAGTTGTCCCTTGGTTTCGCAACCAAAAGATTTGTTAAGTACGTTTGAGTTTTGCTAGTAAGCGTTCGATCTCGGCACTGCGCTTACGGTCAGGGGTTTTTAGCCCCCAAAACCAGTTGTAAATCGTAGCCCGACTTACCCCCAGCTTCTCCGCGAGTTCAGTTACCGAGATGTCCTGCTTAATGCACACTCGACCAAGGGCAACACCCAACGATTTTCCGTCGGCTTTTTTATTAGCCTCAATAAGCCGTTGACTGTAGCCATAACTCATATCAGTCTTCGCCCCATGCGGCTAAGACATCATCCAAACCTTTTTTGGAGGTTGGCTCCGGGGAGGAGGCTTTCTTGGTCTCGCGCTTTTTGGGCGCTGGTACATCGTCTTCAACCTCTTCGCTCTTTGTAGGAGCGGCCAAGGCTTTCTTACCCGCCATATCGGCTTGATACGGCGTCATGATAACGAGGCGTTTAGTCTCGTCACTAACTGTCAGCTTGCTGGTTACAGCGTACTGTGCTTTGTTGATATGCCCAACAGGGGTGAACAAAATTGACTGGTTGTCGTTTTCGTCGTTGCTGGTGATTCGGGTGATAACCCAATCAATGCTCTTGCCATTGTTAGCCACGTATTTAGCATAGCCTTCAAACGGAGCAGTGTTTTCGCCGACTGAATCACCAAACAAAGACTTGGATGCCAAGTTAATTTGGTAAACGTCACCCTCAAGTGAGGTGCCAAAGTCGTCAACCAATGTGACTGCCAACTTACGTGAGTAGCGGCAAGCCTTGGAGTTACCTTGACCAGAACCCTTGATGTTGTTGGAGCACTCGTCGCACCGCTTGGCTTGGGGGTTTTGTGACCCTTCGTCTGGGCGCTGTCCATCGTTAGAGAAACAATCGGGTGCGGTTGGCTCTGCATCGGGTGTCCACTGCTTAGCGTAGAAGATACGACCAACTGCTGGTGAAGCGTTGACGATAATCACATCTAAGGGGCCTTTACTCTTGCCCATCTCTTCGCCGCCGACCATCTTACGGAACGTGCCGTTCTTGTGCACGATACGCTTAACGCCGCCAGTGCGAGTACCGACGATAGATTTGGTCAGGTCGCTGACCGGTGCATCCTGCAAAAAGTCTGGCAGGTCTTGATTGAATACAGTTATATCACTCATTTTTTAATCCTTTGAAGTTGGACGCCTAACAACCACGGTGTACTCATGATCGACGTTCAAGCCGACCGGGAGCAGTTCGGGATTCTCTTCGAGAAATTGCTTCATGTGTGTTTGGTGAAGCCGTCTCTCTAACAGACCGTACGCATCGTTCTCTTTGATAAAACGATACATGGAATCCCAGTCATTAGTCGTGTACCGTGACTTGATCGACCGAATGACTGTGCCTGCCTTTGTGCGGATGGTTTCGGCGTTTGTCTCCTTGCAAATATCGAGCATCTCGACTTGCAACATTTGCATGTGCTCCTCTAACGCTGCATCTTCAGCTTCGAACGTACGCTTTAACTCAGACCGCTTATCTCTAATCTTGATGTATGCCGCCGCCAACTTGTCAATCGTTGGCCGCTCACTAACTTCATCTGACATTTCTAACCTCCAAAAAACTCAGGGACACGAATCATAACATAACTTTAGACATTGTCAACACTTTCCGATAAAATTTCTTGACGGTACAAGTTGATTATTTCGGCGTGGTTTTTCATGTTACCGCGAAGCATCTGGTACAACCGACGCTCAATGTTGCTACCCATAATGTGCACCACGGTCATATTGTTCTTCTGACCGGGCCTGTCTATACGGGCGTTAGCTTGCAAGTACGTCTCCACACTTGTCACGGGAGCATACCAAACAATTGTGTTGGCAGCAGTTAGGGTTAGCCCGTGTGACGCCGCTTGAGGTTGGATAATAAGTACTCTGGTGTCTTCTTTGGTCTGGAACCGTTGCACTATGTCGCCGCGTTTGTTAACGGGTACAGCACCGTTGATTACCTCTGACACAATGTTGTTCTTGTCTAGGTATGCTTTGAGCATCTCGATGGTGTGCGAGAACGGTACGAACACCAACACTTTGTGACTGGCTTCTTCGATGACTTCCAGAACTGCGGCAAGCCTGTTCTTTACATCGAACTCCACAACCTCTCGGTTGGTTGTGTACACAGCCCCACCTGCGATTTGGAGCAGCTTGTTAACTTGTACAGCCGCGTTAATAGCTGTTATTTCTTCGCCGTCGGCCTCGATTAGCATTTCCTTACGGAGCTTCTCGTAGTACTTCATCTGTTGTGCGCTCATCGGCGCTTCCCTGTCAAGATGCGTAACTGGGGGCAGATCAAGGCAGTCGGCTTTCTCAAACCGAATAGCTGGCTGCAGAACTTTATGTACTACAGCCTTTGCTTCCTTACGGGGAATCCAACGATGTTCGCGGACCATAATCATCACTTGGTCTCTAAACAGACTGAAAAACTTGGGTACGTTGTCGGGGTTGACTAACTTTGCCAAGCCGTAGGCATCTGTTGGTGATTGCGCCGCTGGTGTACCTGTCAACATCCACAGACCCTTAACATGCTTGCCTATGTCGCGCATAGTTTTCCACCGGTCGGTCTGGGCGTTTTTGTAGGCGGATGCCTCGTCGATGACTACTAAGTCAAAGTCGCCTTTGATGATTTCGTCTTTTACAATCTGCACCCCATCAAAGTTAATGATGACGTACTCGGCACCGGCTTGGATAATTTCTTTGCGTTTACGAGCGGAGCCGTAAGCTATTGATACCCGGCGGTGTAGTGCAAATTTGAAAAGGTCTGCTTGCCACGCTGACTGCATGATAGACAACGGGCACACAATCAAGACTCGCTTTATTGCACCACGCTTCATGAGGTAGTCGGTCGCCCATATAACTGAGGCCGTCTTACCTGTACCTTGCTCGTTGAAACAAAACGCTTTGCGTCGGGGCACCAAGAATTTGCATGTCTCTATTTGGTGCTGAAATGGGGTAAACCCATGTGGCCGTGGCCAATCGTATTCCTCTAACTTCATCTTATCTCCAAAATATGTGCCGGTCTTTCCCGGCTGTCTGTCAAATCATCCCCAAGAGATTCCCGAAAGATCAGGGTATTCGACTGATGCGGTTATTGGGCTATGTCATCGCGCCCGCACTCTAGGCTATCACTCGCACCTTACTTCGCCAAAATCATACGTTCTTCTTGACCGAACCATCCTTATTACGGGGGAACGATCGGTTGTTTTTGCTACTGACCACACGCAGGTTCTTTCTCCCGTTCGTGCCGCCTTTCGATAGCGGCTTCTTGTGGTCGATGTCTTTACCTTCACGCTTGTCGGCTTTCCCGTTACCGTTCTCGTCGGCACCGGTTTGGTCCATAGCGTATCTAGCACGGGCACGGGCGTTACGATTACCGAACTCGTCCCTAGCCTTCTGCTGTTGGTATTCCTTCTTGTAAGGGCGTGGTTTGTTTACGTAGGGCATGCTAGCTCCTGTTATATTCACATTGCTTGACCGCACAGAATCGGCAAAGTGGGCCGTTGATGGCGTTCCAAACGTTATTTTCCATCGCAATATCTAGCCGTGCAAGCATTTGTTTTGGCTTTTTTAAGTACTCTTCAATGCCGTTAGCCTCGTGTTCCGCCTTGAGAAACTCGTTGCTGACCACGAATAACAACCCAGACTTAACACGTTGTACTTCAGGGAAGTATTTAAATATCGCCGTAGCCACAAGGTCTAACTGTGACGTATCCGCATACCTAGCGTTCTTTCCGGTCTTGTAGTCCACAGAGTAAGCCAGCCCCTTTTCCTTGTTCACGATGACCAAGTCGGCGATGCCCCTCCACCAAACGTTCTTGGCAAAGAAGTCGCAGGGTTCTAAGTCTTCTGTCAACCCCATTTTCATTTCGCAATGCTTTTCACCGGGGATGGCCTTCAGTTGCTCAAGTGGTGCCCGCATGAAAGCAAACTTCTCGGGGACTGGCTCGCCGTCTCGAATGAACTTCTCCGCCGCTTCGTGCACCAAGGTGCCGTAAAGCATAGCTTCGGTTTCGGATTCCTTAACGTCCTTAGCCACCCGTGTGTGGTAGTACTTGCGCGGGCATTGTTCAAAAGACTTGAGGCTACTGAAAGACCAAGCGACGCTCATGTTCGTACCTTTTCTTCCATATCGTTGATAGCTGTTAACGCTAGTTTGGTCTCGACCATAGCAAGAAGCGCCGCTTCTTTAGCCCGTTTAAAGTCCCGATGCAACATGGCATCGTGCAGTTCTTTCAAAGCCTTCTCTGCCATCATGCAGGGATACGCGTAGTCAACCATGAGTTCTCCTTCAACAATCGCCATAACTTTTGCCATAGCCAGCTTCACAATTTAAAGGTAAATCGGACGCCCATTCGGGGCGTAGCTTCATACACATCTCGACGTATTCCAAGGCCCGGTCGGCCTCATCTTCTGGTGCTACGCAAGCGATAGCATCGTGCACCGTCATAACTACTTTGTACTTCTTGGCTACAAATAGCATCTGGTAACCGATCACAATCCGAGCAAGTGCTTGGCAGACATTCTCGGTTACTTTACCGCCGTAGATGCGAGTGTCGATGATAGCGCGTCCCCGCTTTGTGTTGTAGACCATTTCGGTCTTACCATCGGTTTCTTTGTACCGCAGATTTGGATACTTGATATACAGGCCGTTGGGTAGCTTAATACCGTCTCTGCCGTCAACCAAGAGTACACCGTCACGCCCAAAAGCGAACGATTGATTGTTCATGACAGCCTCGAGGGCTATCCCTGCAGTCCGCCAAAACTCGGGTATTTTGGGGTACGTTTCACGGTACGTACGGATAATGTGGCGAGACTCATCCTCACTAATCGTAACCCCAAATGTTTTTAGCTGGTCGCGGAACCGCACCGGCCCCATACCGTAGCCAGCCCCAAGAATCGTGGTCTTGCCCACGAACCGCTCGTCTTTGGTAACGTCGCCGACAGACTTACCGTATATCGCAGAAGCCATAATCTTGTAGACATCCTGTCCGGCCTCAAATGCGTCAACAAGGTCGTCCTGCCCAGCCAGCCAAGCCACCGTCCTAGCTTCAATTTGGCTTGAGTCGGAGTCGAGAATGACGTACCCATCAGGCGGGATGATTGCATGTTTTAGGCTTGAGATGCGCGGCAGGTTTTGTAAGTTCAGCTTGTCGTCACCGCCCCACCGACCTGTGTGCGCCGCGTAGTATCTCAACGGTACGGGCAAAGAACCTCGCTGTGAGATACCGATAAACCGCTCCGTGCGCGTCTCTTCGATCGTGGACTTTGTACCTAACCGCGCAGACACTAAAGCCGCCACCTGTGGCATTGGGTGATCTAGTAGTGCTTTGAATCCCTCGTCAGTCTTAGAGAACGCGTAAGTTTCTCTACCCGTAGCGGGGCTTATTTTCATCGGGGGTTCAACACCAAAGGTTTTAAGCACATCCGCAAACTTCGGGTTGCTCATCAGGGTATCTTTGTCGTACATACCCAGTGCCGTTGCCTTTACGGCCTTCACCTCCCGCAAGTGACGCTCAAGCAACTGAACGTCCAACTGCAACACGGGCTCGGAAAACATGCGAATGGTCAAGTCAATTAGCTTTAACTCTGCGCTAGGGAACTGGTGCGACATCGCGCTAAACAATTTGTACGTAAGGGCAACGTCGTTGCGGCAGTACTCGCCATATCGCGCCAAATGGTCGGCGCTGAAATCCTCTCGGCGAAACCCAAGTGCGTTCTCCACCTCGGTGCCTTTGACCCCTAACTCGTAGTGCTCGGCTAAGACCTTGAGGCTACCGCCTACCTCGGTGCCGTGCAGGGCACGACCCATGCTCAGGGTGTCCAACCAACCTTTGGGTTTTATGCCGTAGTGCCAAGTCAGGATTGCCGCATCGAACATCGCGTTGTGCGCTAGCGCAAGGTTCTTATCAAACTCGAACTTCTGTAAGAACCGCAAGGTCTCTTCGTCGCTGCCGCTAAACCATTCAGGTTCGCCGTTATCAACTTGTACCGATACGCCTACAACTTGGAACTCATCTCCACGGACGTATTCTTCCGTGGTCATCTTACTCAGGCTGTATGTGCGTGAATAAAATGTCTCAAAATCAATCGTTAATATCTGCACGTTTCATCATCCCTAACAAAGTTTCCAACGACTCTAATCCAGTTTCATTGATAACCGCAGTCACTCCACCAGCAGTCTCAATGTCTCGCATATTCTTCAGTTGCAACGCAGTCGGCTTGCCCTTACCGGCCTTGGCTTCGATCGCCAAGAACCGCCCGTTTATGCAACACAAAAAATCAGGAACCCCACTATTGCCGTACATTGTACCGATTGGCATGGCGTAATACACTTCATGCCGCTTGAGCATGTCTTTTATTTTCGCCTTAACTTTGCTCTCAGGTGTCGTAGCCATACTGGTTATCCCAAAACATAAAAGTAACCCCCTTATGTTGCGCCATGTTCAGGTAGTACCTACTATCAGGTCCGCTACTGTCATCAAAATCGTGACAGTGCTCACACGTAAATGCTATCTTTATGCCCTGACGGTCCCTACTTGGGTTGCCGCTAAGTTCAGGGGGGGATATTGATTGAACCGTTTCGTTATCTGTTTTAACCGCAGTAACCGCCACCTTGTTGGTACCTCTAGCGTCATTAAAAACAAAAACTTCTTGGCTGTGTAGGTATGTCTCACCACAGTTGGGGCATACAAGTTGACCGCTTTCTACTCTAACTTCATGACTACGCATCATCACTCCTAACGATTTTTCAGACACTTTAACACAACTTTATACTTTGTCAACACATGGACGAAAAAAAAGCCACCCGAAGGTGGCTAGTGATTACCCTAACATGTTAGGGTGTGGTTATCATATTATTCGCAACGAACGTTGCCCATAAAGTCTTTACGGCACGTGACCGAATTACCTCGATTGTCTTCAATGCGCGTGTTGCCCATAAAGTCTTGACGCTGAGTAGTTGAATACCCCGAGTCATCTGTACAGACAGTGTTGCCCATAAAGTCTTTACGGCATGTAGTACCTGCGTGAGTAGTTACAGCGATTGTTGCGGCTGCGAGCAAAACAAAAACTTTTTTCATGATTAACCTTTCATAGCCTTAGCTAGTTCGTTCGAATACCAAGCCATCTTTCCTGCGTCCTCTGCCGCATTGGTTTTGGAACCGAGTCGGCTAGCATACTTCAGCACGTTGCCGCGCAAGTAGCCAATGTACTCATCCTTGCTCAACTTAGCCTTGATAAAACTAATTGTCTCGATACCACCAACTTTGTAGTGTGGTGGATGGTTGACCATATCGGATGCTGACGTACCGTTAGCGCCTGCGGCTAGCTTAGTAGTGATTGCCTTTTTGCTGACAGCTATTGCAGTTGTCTTCCACGTGCCCTTCTTTTTCTTCTTCAAGGCGTATCGCTCGGCGTACACTTGATTTGGGTTGCAACCCAATGCTTTCGCCACAAACAATGGTCGCGTGTTGGGATGCGCTTTCATGTACTCACGTATGCGCTTTGCAGTATCCCGTGCTTTGGGTACTTTGTAGCTTAATTCGATTGCGGTTTCAGTTGTCATTGCTTTCTCCTTGGGTTTGGCTTCTAACGTAGTCGATGAGAATGTCTCTAATTTTTGCTTGCTTTCGGTACGGGTACTCTTTGTTGAAGTACTCAATAACTTCTCTAGGTAGCCGTATGCTTGTTTGAAATAAGGCTGGGCGTTTGCCCAGACCTCGCCCTTTACGTTTCGGTTGCTCATCCATGTTTTCCTCCTTTAAAAATGGTGCTTCATCCATACTGTTCATGTGTCACTCGCTACTTCTGCTTGAATTAAATTTGCCGCAACGTGCCAATAGTTGTGCGAGCCTTTGGCGGCCTCGTGTTGAATCATTAACAGGTTCACGATTCGCTGGCGTTC